AGAAGCTATAGACGAATTTGACTTTGCCTTCAAAGGAGACGGCGAGCCGGGAGAATCAGAAGACGCACCTTATCATGATGAGCACATATTTGCCGAAAGCGTAGAGAAGACTCTAGCCGCAGCTCTCAACATAAGCTGGGAGAAGTATACTGCCGCAGTAGAAGCACTTTTTCCTGAGCAGCAGAAAGAAGAGTCTTAATGATTTTAGAAGAGAAACAAATAAAGGATACTCTTTCTGTATTGGATTCCATGGAGAAAGGCTCTTTAGGAGAGTCTATTGTACCACGTTCGTGTATATTAAACTATCGACTTATTCCTACAGAGATGCTATCAGGAAATGCGAAGAAGTTAGCATTCAGAATGAATTGCTTAATGGATCTGTACTACTTTAGCACTGTAGTCTTAAGACGAACGAAGTTCTCGCGGAATCCAGATAGAAGAAGAAATCTGCATTACCAAATGTGTTTGTTAGTAATGAAGGATGGGCTAAAAGAAGGGATAGAAATACCGCGAGATCATCTTAAAAGTACAGTTTATTCCGAATGCGCTCCTATGTGGTGGGCGTTACCCTTTGGGCATAGAGAAGAAGACTACTTCACAAATATAGGATATCCAGACTTATATGTAAGCTGGATGAAAAGAGCGCATAATCAGGATGTTAGAATACTTCTTGTATCGGAGACGATAAAAAATGCAATCAAACTCGGCGGAAGAATCGCGAACCACTATGAAAATAACGATCTCTTTAGGGAACTATTCTTCGACATACTACCTACCGAGCGAGAAACTTGGACCGCTGATTCATTACATCAACGTCGAACTGCCGCAGGCAGAGGACACGGAGAAGGCACGTTTGATTTTATCGGAGTTGGGGCAGCACTTCAATCACGCCACTATAATAAGTGCGTGCAAGATGATCTTGTCGGAAGAGAAGCTAGAAAAAGTCAAATAGTAATGCAAGACACAATAGACTACCATCAGGTTTTAGTGGGCGCGACAGATAATGATACAGACAACCCTGGAAGAGACTTTGACGAGTTAGTGGTCGGCAACAGATGGTCTTTGGACGACTTAAATTCTCATATAAGAAAAGAAGAAGATTACTTTAATTGGACGACACATTCTGCTTTAGGAGGATGCTGTGCTCTACATCCATTCGGTGAACCGATATACCCTGAAGCTTTTAAAAAGGAAAAACTTCTTCGATGGAAACGCCGTTTGGGTACGTATCATTTCAGTTGCCAGTTCCTCAACTTTCCTATTGATCCCTCTAAAGCAAAAATCAACCTTTCAGACTTCAGATACTTTCATTTTGAGCGCGTGTACACAGCTGCCGCGACTCCCAAGATTCTTTGGATCGACAACAAGCAGGATATAGCTCCTGCTTCGCAATATAGAATTGCGATTCGGCATCATGTTGCAGATGGAGATATAGAAAAAGATGTCTTCCCAAGAAATCTCGAAAGGTTCATGGTTGTTGATCCGAATCACGGAGGACAACATTCTACAGGTCAACCAGGTAAAGGTGGAAGATGTAGACACGCTATTGCAGTCTCTGGAATACAGCGTGATCCTCGTAGAATCTACATCCTTGACCAGTGGGCTGAAGCATGTAATATTGAAGATTTTATCTCCAAAGTCTTTTTCTTGGCTCTAAAATGGAAGTTGCGTAAAGTTTACGTTGAAGCAGTAGCGGCACAAAAGTTCTTGCTATATCATTTGAACTATTTTGTGGCCCGAAATAAGAAGGAGCATCCAGAACTAATCGGCATGACCTTTGAGCCGCTAAAGACTCCTCAAACAATAAACGCTAAAGAGGAGAGAATTGACAACTTTATCCCTATAATTGAACGGCATGAAGTTTGGCTTGATAGAAATAACTGCGATAAGATCGTAGAAGAAGCAGAAGCATGGGGACAGAAGAAGTATTTAGTAGACTTACTAGACGTTTTGTCTTATGGTCCTCAAGTTTGGAGCTTTGATTTAGTAGATCAAGACGAAGTTGGAGAGTTTCTCGCTCTACGACGTAATCGTTTTCAGCGCGGTTTAGCATCAGTGGGGTGATTGTATGCCAAGGAGACATCATTATACTGATACGGGTGAAGTTTCTAAAATTGGGCAGCAAGTTGAAGGTACGGAAGCTGCTAGAGAAGCGAAGCCTGGACAAGATCCAATGATGGAAGCAGGTAAAGCGGTACTTAAGTATCAGCAGAAAGGAATTGGTAGACAAGGAGAACTTGAATCTTATAGAGAAGAGATGGATTCAAAGTCTTCTAAAGCTAGTTATAATAAAGGGTATCGTGGCCCTTACGCTGATATTCCAACACCAAGTATGAGTCCTTACATTGAGACTTCTGCTTCGTCAAAGATTCTTAAAGAATCTCATGATAAAGCTCTTTCTGAAGCTAATAAGAGAGCAGACAGAGATTTAGGAGGACCTAGAACACCACCGCATAGGTAGGATTATGCCTCTAAAATGGTCGGACAATCCGAGAACTCCGAGATATAAGCATCCGAATGTACCTGCTGGTCAAAAGCCTTCGGAGGATATAGATGTTCGTGACATGACACCAGAACCAAAGAAAAGTGAAAAACATACATTTGCTACTCCTAAAGAACTTTATGTTGAGAATATTGGACAACCTGTAGCAACTGTAAAAGCTATTGCTTCAGATGTTGGTGAATATGTTAAAGAGAAAGTATCTCCATCTAAACAAGTAACTAAAGCAGATCCTTTTGTTAATGTTCAACGCGCATCTAGAGATTTAGGAGGACCACGTACTCCTCCATATAAAGGAGCAAAGTAGTGCCGTACACTCCTCCAATAGAAGTAACTGAAAAGATATTCGGCAAAGACGAATATAAAGCTCTGTGTGACTTTATCAGGGATAAAGTAAAACACCTAGAAATGCGTTTGCAGTCATTTAGAGAAGAAAAGCTTCCTGAATGGGTACGGCTATATAAAGGTAGACCGAAGAATAAAGAAGTAGAATGGCCCTGGCCTAATGCCGCGAACTTACAAATACAGCTTATAGGCACTTATACGGATGAACTTCTGTCGAGAGTTATCGGCAGTATTTATCTGTATGACCCTCTCTGGACGGTAGCACTCTCTGGCGACTTGCCGGATAAAGAAGGGAATAATCAGAAGCAGATAATGGAACGTTTCTTAATGGACATGGCATACTCTCCTGAAGAGTTAGACTTATTCAGAGTAGAGCAATGCGTCTACAACTCGGCAATTAAGTACGGCACTGGCGTAATCTACATGCCGCAAGAGTATATAACAGAAATAGAATACATCTATGTAGGAGGAGGCGAAGATTCAGCCTCTAAACCCAAAGGCGATCCAAGAGAGGTTGTTCGTAAAGACGGTCCCCATCCAGAACTTCTACCTCTAAATAGATTCATCTTTGATCCTTCTGTCCCTAACTTAGCAAATATGAAGTTCTATGGATTTATAGAACCATTAGACTACTGGGAGGTTCAGAATCTTCCTTCGAAGAGTCCGTACTACAAACCTGCGGATATAGAGTTGCTTCTGAACTCCCCTGATGCGGTGCAAGAAACAGAGATGGAGCGTGAAGTTAATGAAGAGTTTTCGTTTGGGGCTTCTGGTATTGATACCGGAGCGGCAAGATGGTACATATACAATCTATTTTTTAAATATGATAAAGATGACAAAACATATTCAATGCAAGCGAAATATTCTAAAAAGCATGAGAAAGTGTTCTACGCTACCTTTAACAATTACCCGGATAACATTGTTCCTATCGAAGATGTTAAATTAGCATATGATGATGAATCATATCTTGGTACTGGCTATGCTGAGATGCTGCATCAGTATCAGAAGGAATTGTCAAATAATTCTAACTGGCGTACTAATAATCGCAACTACGCAATGATGGGGGTGTGGCGTGTATCGCCAGAATCGAAACTTTCTTCGATATTGGAATTCTATCCGGGAGTTGCCGTACCAGCAAAGGAAGGAGAAATTGAACTTCTTAAACCAGGAGCAGATGTTGGATATAACGATGGGCCTGATCAGTTTATCTCTGCGC